TTATTTACAAAATTTTGCTAACATGGGTCAACAATCTGCAACAGCAATGGGTAATGCTGAAATGATGGCTGGTGCTAATATGGCTAATGCTTCTCAACAAGGCATATTAGGTCAAGGAATGGCTATGGCTAATAGAGATGCTCAAATGGGAAATATTATTGGTGGCGGAATGAGCCAAATTGGCGGTACTATGTTTGGAATAGGGATGCAAGGCATGGGTTCACAACCAAAATCACCTTCTGGCTTTACCTCAACAGGTGGCGGGCAATATAACCAAAGAGCATTTATGAACTCTGGCATGGGAACAATGAATACTAATTTGCAATAAAAATGGAACTAATCCAACAACAAGTACCAGATTATATAGGTAATGTCCTTAAAGGGTATCAGTTCGGTCAACAAGCAAAAGCTAACCAGTTACAGCTTCTTGCTGCTCAACAAGAGATGGATATTAACAAACAAAAATTTGCACAAGCTCAAGCAGAAAATATTTTATCAGAAACAGCTTCAACAGGAGATCAGAACGCTCTTCAAAGACTTGCTGGGTTAAACCCTGCTCGTGCGGAAGGAATTAGAAAACAACAAGAATTTTCTGACATTCAAGGAGCTAGAGTTTTAGATTCTTACGCTTCAATGCCTCAATACGCTTTTTCTCAAAACAAATGGGAACAAATGCACGAAGAATATAAAGCTGCTACTGGAAAAGAATTACCTTTGCCTTTTGAAAAATCACCTGAATCAATACTAGAGTTTAAACGCCTTTCTTCTCGCCTAAAAGGCAGAGAACAAGATTTAAAAGAACAATATCAATCAGCGCAAATTAAAACTGAAGGTTTTGAACAAGCTAAATATGGCGTTGATATTCAGAAAGGTAAACAAGACCTTCGTAAAGGTGAAATTGAATTATCTATTGCCGAGCAAGAAAATGAAAACATGTCTAAACTAGGCTTAACTCCTACTGCATATAAATCTTACCAACAAAATGTAGGGCAAAATTTAGCAGATAGAACTAAGCCGCTTTCTCAAGAAAGTGCAAAAGTTGTTAGTCTTGCACAAGGTGGCTTAGATATTACTGCTCAATTAAAAGACCAATTTTTCAATCCAAAAACAGGTAATTTTGAAAAGGCTAAATTTCGCATGGCAGCTGCTGGCTCAATCTTGCCAAATGCTCTTGCTACTGAAAACCCTCAGTTTCTTGAAACAAGAAGACAAAACTTATCTGACTTAGTTGGGCGTATGCGTTCTGGCGGGGCTATCAATAAAGATGAAGAAAAAAGATTCTTAAAATTAATTCCTAGATTTGGTGACGGAGAAGAAGTTGTTAAATATAAATTAAATCAACTAAACAAAGAGTTTGCCGCAGTAAAAGAAACGATGGATCCATATGGCGTGAGAGGAACTGATTTTAAAAAACAGACCCTATTTAATTCTGCGAAAGATATGTCAGATAATGCAGGAAATACACCTGAAAGCGAAAGTAATGTTATTGATTGGGGGTCTTTGTAATGCCAGATCTAAGACTTCCTGATGGAAGAATTGTAAAAAACATTCCCGAAGGAATATCTAAACAACAAATTCAACAAAAGCTTATAGGTTCTGGCGTGCTGTCTGGCAATGAAGAATGGCTAGCCCCGAAGATGTCAATGGGTGAAGCAGCCTTTACAACCGCAACCAATCCTCTTGGTTTTGGTGACGAAATCAAAGCAGGTATTGCTGCTGGCGTTGCTAAATTATTCGGTGGTGCTGCTACTCAAAATATTGATATTGGCGACCTTTACAGAGAAGCAAGAACTTCCGAAAGAGCTAAACTAGATAAGGCAAGACAAGACCGCCCGCTGACTTCTTTCGCTGGGCAAATGTTTTCAGATGTTGGCGTTGCTGGGAAAGCATTAGGAGCGGCTGGATTAGCTGAACAAGGATTTGGAGCTGCTGTAAAAGGTAGCGCTGCTTTAGGTGGCACAAGTGCTTTAGGCGAAACTGAAGACTTAACAAACATTCCGCAAACTCTAAAAGACGTTGCAACTGGTACGGCTGTTGGCGGTGTATTAGGTGGAGCAGTTCAGCAAGCAATTCCCGCTGCTCAACAAGCAATTCCTGCTATGACTGGAATGGTTAAAAAAGGCTTACAAAAAGCAACTGGCATAAAACCCGAAGCAGTAAAAACATTTCAAGACTTAGGAATTGAACCAACTCTTGCCGATGTTTCAAACTCTGCTGGATTACAAAACTTTATAAAAGACGTGCCTTTAGCTGGCAAGCCTATTACCGAAGCTTTGCAAAAACAAGTTAATGATATTTCTGGGCAGATTCAGAATGTTTCTAAATCTCAAGGCGGATCTTATAACCAAGCTGGTAAAGAAATTGTAAAAGGTGCAGAAAATATCATCGAGAAATCTAAGTTAAGAGACAAGCAGCTTTACGGTAAAGTGGATGAGTTTATTCCTGCCGATAGTCCTATTTCAATGGATAACACTTTTAAAGCCTTGCAAGACCGCAAAGTGCAAATCACTAGTGCTGTTAGTGGTGGAAAGGTTGCTGGATATAACAAATTTATCACTGACGCTCGGAATCAATTATCGCAAGGTAAACAAATTCCTTATGATAGTTTGACAGCTTTAAGAAGCGAAGTTGGCACAGCTTTACAAGGTAAATTAGAGCCACAAGAAAGAGCTGCTTTGAATAAGATTTATGGCGGCCTTACTAATGATATTAAAACAAATATCCAACGCTCTGATTTAGATAAAATTGGCAAACAAAGCGCTCTGCAAGCTTGGGAAAAAGCCAACACTTCTCACCGCTTAAGAACCAACTTCATTAAAGATAACATCCAGCCCTTGTTAGATAAGGGAACTCCCGAAGAAGTTTATAAATACGCAACCTCCCAAGCTAGACTTGGCGGCACAAGAGTTGGTCAAATCATGCGCTCTTTAAATGATAATCAAAAAGAATTTATCAGAGGCACTTTAATTCGTGATTTAGGATTAGCTCAAAAAGGCGCACAATCTGCTGAAGCTAACGTATTTAGTCCGCAAAAATTCATGGCTGAGTATTCTACACTTAAAAAGAATGGCACAGAAAAAGCCATCTTTACCCCTGAACAAGTGACTGCGTTTAATCGCTTAAATAAAGTTGTCGAGCTAACTAAAAACACAGAACAAGCAGGGCAACAAAAACAAATCTTACAAGCTCTGGGTTTAGGAACTGCTTTTGGAGCAGGTGGGGCTGGAGGCTTAGCAATGACAATGGCTGGCTCAAGAATAACAGCCAATCTAATGACAAACCCTAAGTTTATCAACTGGTTAGCTATTACCTCCCAATCTACTCCAAAAGAACTACCAAGGCATTTAAACAGACTGTCAGCAATCACTGCTGCAAATCCTGAAATTAGAGAAGATGTTTTAGATTTTGTTGCAAACTTTGGAGCAAGTGACGCACAAGCTTCTGATGTTAATTTAACAGAAGAGCAGATCCGTCAACAAATGCTTGAGTCAAACCAACAAGATATACAGCAAGGCTTGCCTCCTACTTATACAGAAGAAGAAATACAAAATAACCCAGCTAAAATTAAAAAAAGATATTATAGAGAATAAATTATGGCACAAAGATTTTACGAACCAATCGCAAGAATATTTACTAACGCTGGACTTGTTGGCGTTGGTTATAAATATTATTTTTATCAAACAGGAACAACAACGCCTGTAACTACTTATCAAAATATTGGCTTGACTGTTGCAAATACAAACCCAGTTTTATCGGACGCCAATGGTCGCTTTCCGGAAATTTGGTATTCTGATTTATCACAGCTTAAGCTTATCGTTAAAGACTCGTCTAATAATACACTTGAGACAGTTGATCCAGTTGGCGCAACCGATGCCGCCGTTTCTCTTAATGATTTTGATGTTCGCCCAACTTCTTATTGGGGTTTAACTGCTGGCACATCAACAGCTTTTACTTTAATTGCCAATCCAACTATTTCGGCTTATGCAAACACTCAAACTTTTGTAGTGCAACCTCATCTTGATTGCGGCGATAATCCAACTTTAGCAATTGATGGTTTATCTGCTTTAAATTGGAGAAAATACACGCAACAAGGCACAAAAGTTGCAATGAAAGCAAACGACTTGAGAGCAAGCCAAAGATATTTCTGCATTAATGATGGTGTTGATATTGTCTGCTTAAATCCTTCTTCTTTGCCAATTCTTTCTGGTTCTGCAACTGCTTTGACAATTGCTACTGGGGCGATTACACTAACTAACAATTCAAGCTCTTATGTTTTAGATACAGAAAGTTCTGCTGCAACTGATGATTTAGACACAATTAACGGTGGGCAAGATGGACAAATTATTATTCTAAATTCTGCAAATGCGGCAAGAAATGTAGTTGTAAAACACAACACAGGCAATATTTTTAACCCGAACGCCTTTGATATTACTTTAGATTTAACAACCGATTTAGTTGTTTTGAGATATAACTCAACAGCGGTAAAATGGATTGTTATTTCTGTTTCGGCTTTTGGCAGCTCTCCTTCTGTTTTAATTTCATCTCAAACAGCTTCTTCTTCGGCTTCGATTGCATTCACAGGTTTATCTTCTCAATTTTCTGTTTATGAATTTGAATTAATTAATATTTTGCCAGCCAATAATGGCGCAGCTATGGCAATGCAATTATCAACCGACAATGGATCTTCTTGGATTAACAGCAATTATCTAACAGATGGAGATGTTACAATATCAGATGCTGTCAATGTTGAAGCTCAATCTTCCACAACTAGAGTCAATTTGCAAATTTACGAAGTTGATGCTACTTTGTCTCCATCCAATACTGCCAATAGAGGTGGTACAAATGGACGCGTAAGTGCTTTTGCCTTATCTAGCTCTTCTGTTTATAAATATGGAATACTAGACATGACAACTTCGCGCTCTAGTTCAACAGGATTTTGCAGATCAAGAGGTAATTGGAGATATGAAGGGGCGACAACTGCTATTAATGCTGTTCGTTTTATTTTTAAAACTTTTAACTCTGATGTAAACAACGGCAATATAGCTTCAGGAACAATCAAAATGAGAGGATACATTTAAATGACACAAGACGAAATAAAATTACAACCTCATAAATTGGTTGATGGGATAGCAATTCTCTTGACTGAAAGTGAGATTGCAGAACTTAACCAGTTACCAAGTGAGGAAGATTTACTTAACCAGTTAAACTCACAGAAACAAGTTAAAATAAATCAATGCAAAGCCTATCTAAACAGCACTGATTGGCAAATTATTGCATTCATAGAAAGAAATAGACTGGTTAATGAAAATGTAGCAATTAATCGCCCCCTTGCTGTTAGTTTTCAAGCTGAAATTGCCTCTTGCACAACTTTAGAAGAATTGGACAACATTAACATTGATTTTTTATAAATATGGCAGTTAGCGGCACTAATACATTTTCACAAACAAGAAACGATATAATCACCAGAGCTTTATCAATTCTTGGTGTCAAGACTCGTGGAAGGGCTTTAACTTCCGAAGAAATAAACGAGGCTTCTGATGCTTTAAACTTGTTTGTAAAAGGCTTAAAAAGCGAAGGTGTTTATCTTTGGAAATATGCCGAAGGAACTTTGTTTTTAACAGTTGGACAAGAAAGTTATACCATTGACGGATCAACCGCAAACGCAACTGAATCTTTCACGGAGACAACTACAAGTGCAGCGGCTTCAAGTGGAGCAACGGCAATTGTGGTTACAAGCGCAACTGGCTTTACTGCGGGTTATTTTGTCGGTGTAATGAAAGATGATGGTGATATTTTTTGGACAACTGTTGCCAGTGTTGCAGGAACAACAATTAATTTAACTAACGCCTTAACAGACGATGTTTCAAGTGCAGCAACTGTTTATGTTTATCAAACTAAAATTACTCGTCCTGAAGCAATTACATCAGCAAGAAGAAGAGATTCCTCAGATTACGATACTCCTTTAAATGAATTGGCAAGAAGTGATTATTTTAACTTATCCCAAAAGAAAGTTACAGGAATGCCAACTCAATTTTATTATGATAAGCAATTGAGTTATGGCACTTTTTATTTATATCAAGCTCCTGATGATGCAACTAACACAATCAAATTTACATTTCAAAAAATGTTTTTTGATTTTACAACTGGAAACGACAATCCCGATTTTCCAATTGAATGGGCTGAAACTCTAGCCTTTGGTTTAGCTTCTCGCCTTACCTATGATTACGGAATTGACAAAACAAAAGCAGAGTTAATTAAAAGAACTGCTGATGAAATGTTGCGTAACTTAAAAGGCTACGATAGAGAAGATTCAATTTATTTTGTACCAACCTATAATTTATATCAATAATGCTTCAACCAATCCATTTTGGAGTAAATTCATATAAGGCAAAAAGCGGTTTAGTTTCGGCAGAAAGAATGTTGAATTGTTATGCTGAAATAACTCCTCAAACAAGTTCTTTTCCTAATATGATTTTGGGGACTGCTGGTTTAACTGTTTGGAAAGATACTGGGGTTTCTTTACCTGTTTACGGAATGCGTGTAATGGGTGAAAATCTTTATGTGGTTGTCGGTGATAAAGTTTATAAAATAGATGCTTCAAAAACAGTAACATTATTGGGGAATATTACCACAGAAATTGGCAATGTAATAATGACTGACAATGGCGATCAAGTTACAATCGAATTGCCAAATGGAACTGTTTATTATTGCACCCCAACCGCTTCTTCTTTAGCTCAAATTACCGATGCTGATTTTAACGATTCAGGATCAGTTACAACCCTAGATGGATTTACAGTATCCGCTTTGCTAAATAGCAATGAATTTCAATGGTCAAATGTTAATCAAACAGAAAATTGGAACGCTCTAAATGCCGCAACTGTCGAGGCTAATTCTTCAAAAATAGTAAGGGTTTATCAGAATAATTTAGAACTGTGGTTTTTTAAAGAAGATATTATCCAAGTGTTTTACAATACTGGATCAGGCTCGCCCTTATTCCAAAGAAAAGAAGGTGTTTATATTGAGAAAGGTTGCGCCTCCAAATATTCAATTGCCACAATGGACAATTCATTTTTCTTTTTAGGAAACGATAGAATTGTTTATCAAACTATTGGCTACCAATTAAAGCCAATTTCAACTTTTCCAATTTCGCAAGAAATAGAAACTTATACAACAATTGACGATGCAATTGGCTTTACCTATGTTCAAGACGGGCATAAGTTTTATTGTCTAACCTTTCCAAGTGCAAACAAGACTTGGGAATACGACATTACAACTGAACTTTGGCACGAAAGAGAAAGTTTAAATAATCAAGGATTTGACGGAAGATGGAGAGCTAATTGCCACGCTTATTTTGCGGGTAAAAACTTGGTGGGTGATTTCCAAACTGGGATTATTTACGAAATAGACCCTGATGTTTATACTGAAAACGGAACAGTAATTAAAAGAGAAATTATTGGAACAACAATGTTTAAAAACTTTGCAAGATTCTCTTTAAATAAGTTTGTTGTAATGATGGACACGGGAGTTGGAATTGCAACTGGACAGGGTATTGATCCACAATTAGTTGGCAGATTCTCTGACAATGGCGGCAAAACCTATACAGATGAATTATGGCAGCCAATAGGCGCAGAAGGCTCTTTTTTAACAGAAGTCTTTTGGACAAAGATAGGCGGGAAAGCTCGTTCTTTCATTGCTAGATTAAATTATAGCGAGCCAACTAAGTTTCAAATTGTTGGGGCTTTTGTGGAGACTGAAACAGAAGATGATTAATTTGCCAAATATACAACAACCAATTGTGGAAGAAAATAATATTGTAAAACCCGAATGGAATACTTTTTTTCAGCAAATAAAAACAACAATAAAAACTGATTTATTAGTTGATATTGGAGTACCAAATGCAGGGCAACCTTTAGCAAAAGAAAATGGCGAGATTGATTCAGTTTGGTTTTCATTTTTTGAGAAAAGCTACAAAACAACTGGCGCAACTTTTGGTTTACCATCAGCGCAAGAAAAGCTAGGGAGAAATTGGAATAATTTTTTTCAAAGCATGTATCAAGAATTAAAATAATACTTGATTTTTTTTATTAACACGGCAACATTTATAAAATATGAGTAAATGTAAAGATGATTGCTATAAAACATTTACTTAATATGGGTGGATTATCAAATAAATATAAAGGTTTATCAGGTGTAGAAGCAACTGGTGGCGGAGGCGGAAGCGGCGATGTTGTCGGCCCGGCTTCATCAACAGACAATGCTTTAGCTAGATATAACTTAGCAACTGGAAAACTAATTCAAAATTCGGGAGTTTTTCTTGATGATTCAAATAATTTTACTGGCATTGCTAATTTAAGTCTATCTGACAATCAAACTTTTAGCGGTCTTGGTAAAAAAATATTTGGCGATTTTTCAAACGCAACTCGTGCAAACCGCCTTGCCCTTCAAACATCAACTGTAAACGGCAACACTCGAGTTCCTATACTGCCAAATGGCACTGCAAGGCTTGCTGGCATAGATTGCCACGATGGAGCTGATGCTGACAATTCTTCATTTTTACAAGTTCATTCTGATGGCACAAATAATCATGCTGGCTTAAACTCTGCTAAAATTGGCACTGGCACAACTAAAGATTTAGTGCTTCAAATTGATAGCATAACTAGAGCTAAAGTTAATGCCGTAGATGGCACTTTCCAATATTTGCAACCTGTAAATGCACAAACTGGTACAACTTATACTTTAGTTGCTGATGATTTTGCAAAATTAATTACTATTAATAATGCATCTCCAGTTACTATTACCCTTCCTCAACAATCAACAACTTCAACAACTACGGGCTTTTTTGCTAAAGTTAGAAATTTGGGAGTTGGTGTTATTACTTTTGTTAAAGAAGGCGCAGAAACACTTGATGGCAATACAACTTTAAACCAATTTGGCGAAGTACTTATTGAAAGACCTACTACAACTAAGTGGTCGGTGGCTTACGGCACAGCAATTGTAATAGAGCAATCAACAACAGCAATTACAGGCACTTTAACTAACGCCAAAGTTTATGATGCGTTCATAGCACCAGACAATGTGACTATCATTGGTTTTTCTTTGAGAAATGCTTCAGCCACAACTGCTGGAACTTATACTGTTGCCATTGATGGCACAACCGTCACAGGCTTGTCTGCAATAGCAAATTCCACTACAAGAACTAGGACTGATCCTACAGCTCTTAATACAATGACCTATCAACAAGTTCTTACCTATACTCCAGCGGGATCAACGCTTCTTGTTGATGCTTTTATCACAGTATTTTATACAAGGAGCTACTAATGGCTAAAGGAAGTTTTCAAACAGAAGACCCAATTACTTTTGGGGGATGTATTGGCTGGATGGACGCAACAGATACCAGCACTATTACATCTAGCAGTGGGTTGGTTTCTAGGATAGAAAACAAGGCAAACGGGCAATTACCTTTTATTCAAGCCGTTTCTGGCTATCAACCTCAAACTGGCGTTGGAAATATTAATGGTAAAAATGGTTTAACATTTAACGGCACTTCAAATTTATTAAGATGCGACGGTTTAGCTGCAGCAATTTCGGGCGATGATAAACCTTTAAGTGCATTTGTTGTTTTTAAACCTGAAAATTCTCTTAGTGCAGGAACAACTTTTTCTTTTGCCAATTCTGCAAACAACACCGCTTTGTTTATGCACGATAACGGCACAGGAATTAATTTTAGAGTTACTAAACGGGATGACGCAACAGGATTAATACAAGCTTCGACTACAATTTCTGCCTTAAATGCTGTAAGTGTTCTTTCAATGTCATGCGCTGGCACTACTTTAAAAGCATTTAAAGATGGAGTGTCGTTTTACAATTCTACATTTAATAATGGATTGACTACTTTAAACACTTTTGCAATT